CAGCATCAATGTCTCCACCGCCTGCAGCCCTAACTGCATCAGCTGTAAAAACGAATTCATTTTTGCTTAATCTAGCTGGTACATCATCTGCTCGCTCTTTTCCACCTATTTCTACGAAGCCACCAGTCTCTCTATAATCCTTTTCTTGACCACCCATGTCAATCATTTCTTCTGCTTCTTCAGTTTCCATGATCCCACCTTCTTGTTTTCCTGGTCTTCTGTACATTCTCATTGCTGCTTGTGGATTATAATTATACTCATCTTCATCTTCGCTCATTAAACCACCTTTATAAGCACCTATTCTTCCACCGTCAGCTTTTCTATTTTTTAAAGCTTCAAAAATCATTTGATCATCTATACCTGAATACATGTCATCATAGTTTTTCATAAAATTTTTAATGTCTCCGCCACCTAATTTTAATTTTTGAGCTATTATATTTAATGCTCCTTCATCAAGAGAATTAATTAAGTAACTATCGTCTGAAGACTTACTGATGTCGTAACCTTCTTCAATTAATCCCTCTAAAACTTTTTTAGATTTTCCTGATTTAACTGTTACAAAAACATCTTGTCCAACAGCTTGTGCCTGTGGGCCCCAATCGGTCATAACATCCGCGTCTCTAATTTGTATACTTATATTAGCATCATCAAATAAAGATTTGATTTTACCACCAGCCTGTTGTGCTCCTGTTTTTATTTTAGACATAAGGTTTCCTAGACCACCCCATTTATAACCTATTCTTCCACCATTAGCAGCCATAGCTACTTCTTGTGGTTGCTCCATACCAGCACCTTCTGGTTGCTGTTGTTGTGCTTCCATTACTGCTTGTACGAATTGTTCGAATGTTAATTTTCCACCTTGGTTTTTATATTTTACAAATTCTGCCATAAGCATTTGTTCTATTTGTTCTTGTCCCGGCTCTCCGCCATTCATTAAACCTGCTCTTCCACCATTAGCTGCGTACCAGTTTGAATCTACAAATTGTTTGTTAGGCATAAAAGCTAACGTGCTTGCACTTGGATTTCCGTAAAAAGCTTTTGCTTGATCTCTTATTGCTCCAATACTTGAAGGAACTTGTGTCCATGATTCTTCAACAATATCTTCTTCATCTTCTTTACCCATTAAAAATGGTGCTGCTAATGCAGTTGCCCCTAAACCACCCATTAACATTTTACCCATGCTAAATTTAGAATCAACACCTTTGGTAGGATCCTGTCTAAACATATTACCAAACTTTCCTAATGCGCCTTGACCGCCTCTAATTTTTCCTAAGATGCCTTGACCTCCTCCCCAGTTCTTCATGACCATTGAAGGTTTTAACCAACTTAAGCCCTGGCCTTTAAAGCCTGCGCCACCTAATGCTCCAAGTCCAGCAGTACCTGCATATAATAAAGCCATCTTACCTAGAGGACTTTTAGCAATTTTCTTAACACCACGTACAGCTTTTTTAACTAAGCTTCCTAATCCGTAGAGTTGTCTGGGTTGTTGCATTCTTGAAATAGCCATAATTTTACCTTAATCTCCTAGTCTACTTTGTTTTACTCAATAAATCAAGAGGTGGCATGATGACCTTTACGTCCTGTGCCATGTCCTCATTCTTATAACCTTTAGTTTCCCAGTCTTTTCTTTCCTTAAAAAGCTCGCCTGTTTCTTTGTGTCTATAAGTTGTCTCTACTTTTGCTTGTTTTATTTCCATTAGTCTGTTTTCTCCTTTTTAATGTTTAGATAACTTATCGTAATAACTACCCCATCACTTACAGTGCCTGCTGTTGTAGCAGCTAATACTTTACCACCTTCTACTATCATTGGATTTGTTAGTATTTCTACACTAGCAGATGTTGATAATGTTTGAGTATGTATAACTTCAAAAGCATTGTTAGTAATAGTTATAGTAGGTGTATTAGATCCTGATTTATTAGTAACATGTAAAGACTTAACAATGATAGTTTCATTGTCTCCTGGTTCTAAAAGATTATTACTTTCAGCTGCTGTTACTGTTTTACCGTAAAATTTGTATTCGTTTACTACTGCCATTATGAATCGAGAAAGAAACTCTTAGCTTCTATCTCTTGTTTAACTTCATCCTGAAATGAAGAGTTTAATTTTGTTATTACACCATCAAGATCTCTAACTAATGACTGTAAATTTTTTCTGCTGTATTCTTCTTCAGCTCTTGTTAATGATTGTACAATCTTTGCCATTATAAAATACTTACTAGTCCTCCGTTTTTAAAATTAATACCTGCGGTAAACATTGTATTATCTAAATTAGTATTAACCCCATAATCAATTCCATTCCATGAATTATTATAACCAATATTCTGTATGTTTTTATTGGGATCAATTGTAGTTGAAAAATTACCCAAGTTTATATCGGTGTTACCAATACCTTCCTCTGTAAAATCTGTTGTTGTATTAACAGGTCCTATATTAGTAGTAATATCTCCTTCTACAGACAAGTCATCATTATCTAAAAAATCTCTATACCCCATAGTTGCTTGTAGTTGTGCTATCTCTAAAGGCGACATTACACTTAGATTAACAAAGGGGTCTTTACGCATTAAATCAGATTTAATATCTATATAGTTTGTTTTTGGAACCAGTGCGTTATTGTTTTGATTATCTCCGCCACCGTGACTAATATTCATTCCGCCACCAAATTGATCAGGAGCCACTTCTCGTAATTCCTGAGTAGTTTGTTCCATAGTTCCACCCATTCGGTCTTGTCTACCACCTTTTTTAAAACCTTCTCGGCCTAACATACTTGCTAGTCCTCCAAGATTTAAATAAATTCTTCCACCATCTGCATAATTATGCATGTCTTTCGCTCTCGCATAAGTGTCTGCTTGAGATTTATCATACGCTTCTACAGAACCGTGACCTCCCCAAGAATCTTTACCCTGATCACCACCATCACCTTGACTAGTATTATTAATTATTGGGCTACCACCAGGCTGATTATCTTGAGAATCTATGTCTGTAATATCTGCCCATTGATTTTCTTTTTTATTTTTAAAAAAAGATTTAGCTTTATCTATTCCCAAAAGTCCACCCCATTTATCTTTTTCTTCTTCCCAGCCTTCTTTAATATTGTCTATTCCTGAACTCAAACCATCAGTAAAAGTTCCTTTAATAGATCCTGGTATACGTCCACCGGAGTCATCTAAATATGAGTCATCATAACCAAGTATGTTTTTACCTATGCTTACAATTGTAGGTTCAATATCTATTCCCCCATGGTTAATATTTTTACCATCATAAGTTTGCCAGTTTCCTAATTGTGGATTGTAAAATCCTTTAACTGGTGTAGGCACCCAGTCATATGCACCAACACCTCCTGTTTCAGTCCAAACATCTTTCATAAAAGTTTTAGTTTTGCTTAAATCTAGGTTTCCCCATTTACCCCCACCTCGATACTTATCGTTATAGTTTGCGCTTCCGCTATATGGGTATAATGTTGAAATTCCACCACCAGCTGTCATATCTGGTGTAACTGAGTTTGGTGTATAATTTTGATTTAACCTAAACCTTTGCATAGGCATATAGTGATCACCGCCTTCATATATCTCTTCATCAATTCCTTCGTAAAAAGCCATTACCTTCTTCCTCCTGGATGTATATCTAATCTAAATGTTCCGAGCTTCCAGTTTTCATTGCTAGTTGTATTTGCTACTTTTATAGCAATAGATCTGGCTCTTAGTCTTGTGTCTTTTTTAGTGGTACTACTATCAACACTATAATTAGTAGTAGTGCCGGAACTATTTGGATAGTTTTTAGTAACAAAACTAACTTGAGTATTACCTGTTTGTGAAATAAAATCTGGTATAAATCTGCTTATTCTCATTATAAATTCTCCATCTCCTCTAAGGTCGGGCATTCCTACACTACTTCCTGTGGTACTTTTTTTCTGAGTAATATCAAAATCACCAGATGTAATATTTCCAAGTACAGCGGTCACATTTCCCTCTCCATCAATTTGATCGGTCCCTGTTTCCTGCTCATAGTATATAGTAGTTCCGTCAGTATTTCCAGTTACATCATAAGATGAGTCTACACTTGCACTATAGTGAGTAGCGTGTGGTTTAGAAAATACAGAAGAGTCTGCCCAGGAGGCACGAGCTAATGACCCGGTGGTCCAAATAGGTCTTTTAATTGTTGAATCTAAATAGTTATAAGTCACCACTCTATCCACTACATCTGACCCGGATTGACAATAAAACCAGCTAATTTCACCAAACAAATTATTTAATCCACAATTTACTAAGTCTCTAGATGTAGTATTTATACCAGGCCCAGTATCCGTAGAATAAACATAATCCTCTACCAAACATGGTAATGATGATAATTGACCATCGTATGCAAAGAAACCATTTTCAGACATCCAGTAAGCTGTACCATCAACCTCTATACATGCATTCTTTCCTAATAACCCACAGTTAGTCCCCACTTGTTCAAATGAGAAGGTAAAGGGTTGACCTACGAACTTCATTAGAAATAAAGCAGTATCGGTCCATACATAGATTGCATCTCTACCTCTAACAGCTCCTACAATTCTAGAACCATCAGCAAGTCTTTGAGTACCTGCGGTGTTGTTTGCTCTTACAGTGTAAGCGTTTGTTCCATCAATATTTTCTTGGTCAGAGAATCTAATATACATATCATCTTGTTTAGTTGGATCTCCAATTGTTGTTTCGGTTCCAAAGAAAACTAAGTGACGATCGGGTGTAGAAACTAATACATGACGTGATGCAGTAGGTGCATTTGGCAACACAGTTGCCCTGATACTTGTTGCATTTGAAGGACCCGAATCCCATTCAAAACATTTACCATTATAAATAAGTGCAATTAATTTTGTTCCGTAGTTATCTAATATCCATAGTCCTGGGTCAATTGTAAAGTCAGCAGAAGATGCTTCGCCCCAGGCAACATAATCAGAGATATTGGTTACAGTTACTCCACCACTATGGGCTGCTTTAGTTGTACCATTAACTTCTCTAGCTCCCCCACTTAAGATATTAGTTGTCGTATCATTAGCTGTAAAACTTATATCTTCTGATCCAATTCTTATTTCTCCTGACGAAGGAAAAGCAGCTGAACTAGTTAAAGGAATGTCGGTTACAGCATCATTAATAGTAGAAGCTAGTGTTGTAGTTGCTGGTCCTAAAGCTGTACCACCCCACAATGCTGTACCAAAACCATAACCACCTAATTGTTGAGAAGGTCCTACAGTATAATAACATAATACTGAAGTACTGTTACCATCACTTGTAGTTAAAGGTGTCCCTGTTTCCTGAGTCGCCATCGTAATTTTAAATGTAGTTGTCGAAGGAATAGAAGTGACCATAAACTTCTCATCTTCAAAAGTAGCATTACTATAAGTTGATCCAGCCGGTACCCCACTAACAGAATCAAACATTACAATGTCATCTTCTGTTAAATTATGTACTCCAGTACATGTTACTGTAACACTTGTTGATGAAGAGGTACTTGAAAACTTAGCGCCTGTTAAAGTTGTTCTAATGGGGTGAATGTCATAATATGCTCCCCCAGAATAAACATATAAAATTCTATTAGTGCCTATTGCAGCGTATTTAATACCTGCGTTATTGTCCCAATGATGAAGTGCACGTCCGGCTCCCGTTAATTTATTATTACCAAGTTGCTGCCAGCCACCTATTTTTTCGGGAGTACCATACCTAAATCTTACATAATCCCCGTCAAACCATTGCCCTTCGGCTCCAGTTTCAGTGACTTGTTTGTTGAATCCGGGTAAAAATCCTAATTTTTGTAGCATAATATACCTTTATATAATAGAAATATTAAAAATACACCCTTTTTTACTTCCAGTTTATATTGATATTAAACCTAGCTTGTTGATCTGTGCAGTTAGTACTTGAATGAAGGACGGAAGGATCAAATAATAAAATACGATTTTCCACTGATTTTATAAACTTTTTACCTATGTAAGTTCCTCCATTACAAGTGTTCAAAGAAAGTATTGCTCCTTTATGGGATAAAGCTGGAGGCAAATCTCGATGTGCTTTATGTTTTATTAGCTTTTCAGTTTTAGTATAGCAATTTACTTTTACCCTTCTTAAAAACATAGTATTTAATTTGGTTAATAAAGGATCTACCTTTTTAAAAAAATCACTATTAACTACGTTCTTATCATAAAGAGTATGGGTAAAATAAAAGTCTTTATCATACTCATCTGCAACACTGTTATTAAAGTAATAAGGAAAATTTGCTGACATAAAAAGTTCTTGAATTTTTTTAAATTCATCTTTAGGGAGAAAATTATCTATTACTTGCATGTTCTTTTAGTATTTTTAAAAAGTTATCCTCTACATAATCTGCATTAAAGTTAAACGAAATAATTGTTTTTCTTTTTTTAGTTTTAGAAGGTGGGGCTCTGTGTATAAACATACTGGGAAATATAATTACATCTCCTTGCTTAACATCTATATCTAAAACTTTTAAAGATAGGGGTTCTACTATTTGAGTTTTAGGAGAATTTTTTCCAAACTCTAAATAATACACGCCTGTAAAATTATGTCCGTGAACGTGCCAGCCATGTGTATCTCCTTTATGATATTGTTGAAACCATAAATCATGTAGTTGTATCTTTGATAAACCTATTTTTTTTACTTCTTCTTTAAAATGATCTATTAAAAGAGGACCAACTAGTTTAGTCCATTCTCTTTCGTTATCTCCTCTTCTATCCCAATCTACTCTTGAAATATTATCAGTAAAATAATTATCATTTTGTTTTAAAGAATTTGATTCTTGTTTATTTATTAACTCAAGTACTTTTTTTCTTACTTTAGAATTTTCTTTAAATTTATTTTTTAATATAGGAAAATTAAATGGTATCATTTTTTAGGTCTAAACCAGTTTGGTAATCCTAAATGTGGTCGTGTGTCAAACATGTTATTTTTAGCATTGGGTGTCTCACTATTATTGTAATGTAAAAAAACTTGTACACATTCTTTACCTTTAAATTTTTCTCTCCAATGTTCTAGCTCGCAACCGCTATAGACTAACATATCTCCTGGCTTTAAATCTACTTTGACACCTTTCATACCCTCTTTACCAGATGGTTCTAGATATATTGGCCAATCATCACCACCTAAATTCATGGTAGTAGATATCTCACAAGAGAACCTGTCTGTGTGTCTTTTAAGTTCATCACCTTTTTTATACGCTCTTGCATATGAGTATGCAGGATATAACTTAAGTCCTGTTGCTTTTTCCATTGCTGGTTGGCATTTAAGTAATAAAGTTTCCATGGCTATATCAGAGTATGCGCAATATGTATTTTCTACTTGATCTTCTTTAGTTTCATAAAAACCAAACATATTCTCATACGGTGAAATATATCTATGTTTAAGACAAGTATCGTAAACTTGTTTTTTAATTAAAAAATAATTTGCAACAAAAGCTGCTAAGTCTTTTGTTATTGCACTGCGAATAATTGTGTATTTGTTTTTTTTAAAACTCATATAAGTCTAAACCATCCTGTAGCTATTATTTTTTTATCATCACTTATTTGTCCTTTATGTGTGTGCGTCCAATCTGGTGGCCAAATTATAGTCAAACCTTTTATTGCAGGTGTAGTTATGTCTTGATATTTAAAATGAGTTCCCCCATCTTTTACATTATTTAAGTAAGTCATAAAAACTAAAACTCTATTCATATTTATTTTTGCTCCTCTTTCGTAGTGCCATGTCTTAAAGCCACCTTTGCTAGGGTACCATTGAATATTAACATCTTCAACATTAAATCTTTCAAGACGATTTATTTCAGGGTATTCTTTTACATACAAATCTAAAATTTCTTGTAAATGAAATCGGTATTCAAAAACCCCTTTTTCAAAATTATTATTTCCTAAACTAAGATCCAAAGAATTTTTAATTGTTTTATCTACGCTTATGCCTCCTTGATAAAGACTGGTTCCAGGCTCGGCTCTGTACCTATTTTTATCAAAGTATTTTACTAATCCATCACAAGTTGTTTCAGGAATATACCATCCTTGTATAAAACTATTTTTTGGCAGATCGTATTTTTTATATTTATGGGTAGATTTCATTTTTGTTTCTTATAAAATTAAAATTTATTACGTGTCTTTTCCAAACATCTGTGTGATACAGCACCTTGTGTTTTATCTTACTATCAAATAATAATAATCTATTTTCTACACTATCTATAGACACTTCTTTGTTTTTAATTTTTAAAACAGTTTTTGCATTACACGTTGTTAAAAACAAAATAGCTGTAG